GCCACCCAGATGCTAATATACTAAATTCTGATCATTCAGAAATTCCGCACGAACATAAGTGCGCTCACATAATTGCGTTAGACAACGGCAACTATGCGGCACAGCCAAACAACAGATGCATATGGGATCTGCCTTCATTCACAGTTAAGGACAATATTCCTGATTGGAAAGTACAAACTAACGAATGGAATGTAGAAGATACTGGAGCATGGAAAACAGAAGACACCGACAATTTCTTTTATGAAATCGAGGAAAAAAAATGAGGAATTTAAATTATGAACATTGCAGAACTATTCAAAAAGAATTTTGTATTAGTACCGGTTATAGCATCTGTGTTGTTCGGGACGTTCACTGGCGTTAAGTATATTGTCAATCTAACAGACACAATTAATTCTAATCAAACTCAAATAGTAAATCTTCAAAGAGATTTAACTGTGGCTCAAGAAAAACTTACAGATCAAAACACAAGACTAACTTCTGCGGAATCTACGTGGCAGATGGCAGAGAATCTTTATCGACAGCTCGCCGATGAAGTACGGGAGCATAGCTACGATATTAAGGATTTAAATAGGTAATGTATGGAGGTTCTCAGGATGGATTACAAATTTACTGCACTATTAATTATAATGTTAACACTACTAGCTTTGTTTGGTGGACCTGCACATAGTAGAAATGAATATCTTAATAATGGAGCTAACACTTGTAACACAGGTTCGTTTGATATTTCTGTAGAACAAAGAGATAGAGATACAGACTACATAAATAATGGAAGCAGCACTCATGAAAATGAAGAACAAAATGTAAAATTAACTTACAGACATTGGTTGGGTTCAGCATGTACTGATGAATTTAAAAAAGTACAGCAAGAAAACATGGAACTCAAGCAACAATTAGAGTTAATGAAAATGTGTGGTAGAGTTAATAGCAATCCAAGTCTAGCACAAAATGAAAATTTTAGATTATTGGTATCAAAATGTAGTGGTGTTACTCCAGTTAAATTAGATAATAGACCCGCAGATGGTAAAAGTAAATGGGATGAATTAAAAGATGATTACAAAAAAGAGAACCCTGACGTCAAATTAATGAATGATAAGATTATAGGGCCTAAAAAAAGCAAATTGAAAATCCCACCAAAAGATTATATACTACCATTACCAAAACCAAAAGATGAGTAGAAAAACGAACACAGCACTAATAGCATTACTAGGTACAATACTTATGGGCCTTAGTACGTGGGTAGTAATTACACTTGTAGAGCTTCAAGTTTTAATAATGATGTTTCAACAAGAGCTTATGGACCTTGACAAAGTCATTGGACGTATATATCATCACATGGATAGATTATCACAGAAATGAAAATACAGGCAGAAATTGTTAATGGTAAATGTCCAACTTGTGACGAGATCACTATGTTAGTGGGGCTTACACCAGAACTTTTTAGATGTATGAACTGCGGTGCAGATTTACATCAACATGTAAATGGTAAAATAACTTATTTACCTATCATGAATAAACCTAATGATGGTGCTACACCTTATGTAAAAGAATGGACTACTGAGTAATGGCTAAAAAAGCAAAAGCAGGGTTATCTACAGCACCTCGTGAAAAAGCTAGAAAACGACCTGGAGTCCACAAAAAATCAAGAAATAAACAAGAGAAACGTCAACAAAAAGGTTGACACTAATCCTTTGATATCCTAGTCTTAGGTATGAAAGAAAAAAAAATAACAATCACAAGTAAAGATATAACTCAAAAACAATGGTCTAATTTAATTTTAGAATTAAATTTGATTAAAAAAGCATGGTCTTCTTATGCAACATTAGATCTGCAAGGTGTAGGTGTAAGAAAAATCATAGCCCACGGAACACGGAACTTTGATTCTAGAGTAATGGAAGATGAATAGTGGATCTGATAATTTTCAACGACGGACTTTATCAATTAATTCCTGTATCAAAAACGATGATGGAACATATACATTTATCGGTACCAGTAAATTGTATGGAACTGTGCGAGATACTAAGGCTAAAGTTAAGCGGCTACGCAAACACACTAAACCTACACATCATGAATGATGGTAGTGGTAATTTTATTGGTTGTGTTTGTAGTTAAATAATTTTATCAGGCTTACAAGAAAATTTAGTATAAGCTTTCATACTGTTGGTCCACTCAGGATCAAATCCTGCCATAAGTTTATGTGAGTATTCATAGCCGTAGACTATACATGAATTATAGTCATCGAATAATACGGTTGGTGTAGGTATAACTTTGCAGCTATTGCCTGCAAGTTCACTACACAAAACCATTAATAAAACAAATTTAATCATTGACAAATCCTTTGTAACATCCTATATATTGCTCATAATTAAATGAAAGGTAAGTCAAATGACTGATATAACTAAATATAGAAATGTTTCGTTAACACATGAAACATACAAGACATTGATAACATTGTCGAAGGTATTATTGCCCGATGCACAGTTATCTATAAGTAAAACCATTGAATCAATTGCAAACGAGAGAGCGAAGAAATTAAATGGAAAATTCAAAAAAGCGTAAGCACTCTGCAATATGTCCAGACTGTAATGGGAATGGATATGTGCAGTGTCATATAGAAGAAGGTAGAGAACATATTGTGTTGCAATGTAATACATGTGACTCGGAAGGAGAGATATATGTGGATGAGTCCGAAGTTGTTGAGTTTTATCTTGATGATGATCTTGTTACAGGTAATGCTCGTAAGTTGCACTAAAGACTTACAACCTAATCCCTATACGACAATATTAAAACATATGATGAAAGGAAATAATGCCCCACAGTAAACATATAAAAGGTGATAGAGCAGAACTAATTGCAGCTGAGTTTTTTATATCTTTAGGTTATTCGGTATTTCGAAACATGTCTCAACACGGACCAATAGATCTTGTGTTAGTAGATGATGACCCTAAAGATGTAACATTAATAGATGTAAAAGCTATTAGCCTACGTACAAAGAATGGTTACAAAGTAAATAGAGTACCAACGAAAGAACAAAAACAATTAGGTGTAAAATTAATATTTATAGATTTAGATACTAGAGAAGTATTAGATGCTATGCCTACTAAAAGAAAATTTAAAAGGAAAGGAATGGTAATGTAATGTTTGATAAATATATATACCAGGGCCTACATTTTTTAATGAAGTGGAGTGGTCAAATTAATTCCTGGGCCTGGCGTAAGCATGCTAAAATACTTAGAGGTAGACAAAAAATACAAATGGATAAATTAACCAGAGATCAAGAGAACAGTGCGTATCTTGAGGAGTTAAAAAGAAAATTATGAATATGATTAATGAACTAAGATTTAAGTGTGAGATATTGTGGATAGATCATTCACGTAAAATTTGTTTTGGTTTAGGTCTTGTGATAGGATTATGGTTGCTATGGTAAGTGATAAAGAAAAATTTGATAAGCTACAACAAGAACAACGTGACCTTGATGCGAGTTATCAACAGTCTAAGCGTAATAAAGCGGAACGAATTAAAGATATTATAGATACTATTACGAGTAGCGATAAGAAACCTGATTTAGTTAACACGATACTTGAGCGTAAAAGGAAAGAGATGCATGATAAAAAAAAGTAATAAATACAACTATATTACTGGAAAACAGCTCACGGACCCCGGATCTGGGACCAGGGTTTACGATATAGTTGGTTATAGACTTCCGTCTGTGACTACTGTATTAGGAGCCACGAAAAATCAAGATTTTATAAAAAAGTGGAAGGCTAAAGTAGGTGAACAAGAAGCAGACAGAATCAAAAACCATTCTAGTAATAGGGGGACAGCTATGCACAAATTCTTGGAGCACTATGTCCTTGGGACTAACATCGTTGATCTTACAGGGATTGGACAAGAGGCGCGTCCCATGGCCGACAAAATTATTGAGGTTGGTCTTGCGCCAGTCGAAGAGTATTATGGATCTGAAGTTACGCTTCACTACCCAGGTCTGTACGCAGGTTCAACAGATCTTGTATGTTTACATAATGGTATGGAAACTATTGTTGACTTCAAACAAAGTAATCGTCCGAAAAGGGAAGAATGGATCGAAGATTATTTCTTACAAATTTCTGCATACGCAATGGCCCATGACTATGTCTATGGTAGCAAAATCAAACAAGGAGTTATCATGGTATGCACGCCTGACTTATATTACCAAGAGTTTAAAACTGAAGGACTTGAATTAAGAAGATGGAAACATAAGTTTCTAAAAAGATTAGACATGTACAATGAATTAATACATGATGAGAAAGAAAAAGCCAAAACAGGAATAGACGAAAACTCATTTAATAAGGCGTAAATGTGTTGCATTTATGACACAAGTGTGTTGTATTTATGTCACTATGGGTGTCGCATTAGGTGTCGGCAGGGTGTCGGCAGGGTGTCGGCGGTGTCGGCATTTAGGGTATAAATTAGAATTATTCTAATGTATCTGCGTCAGAAGTGTACAACAATGTGTTTAAAATGTGTTCAAGTCACAAAGTTGCCACAAAACACCGACACCTGCGACCCCTGTGCGACCCCCTTGCGACCCCCCCCTGTCGGCTTTTTTAGGGCGAATGAGTCGCTGATACCAGGGGTTCTAAGAGATAAGTCACGTTTATTTACCATTGCCGACACCTAAATATATTTTTAGCGCAATTTTAAAAAATAAAAAAAAAATACACTGTTAGGGGTCGCACTTTTTTGATACACACAAAACATGAAATCCAAAAAGAAATCTAGACATTTAAACACATACGCTAAACCTAAACTTGTAAAGCAACAAGTTAAGTTTCCGTACAATAGATATAAAATAGACTGGTGTGATATCGTTACCGAAGGTGGCTGGGGTAGTGAAAGAGAATTTAGTAATATGAAATTAGCAACACCTGTAAGTGAAGGTTATCTATTTAGTAAAGATGATAAGACTGTAAAAATATTTGCTGGTTATGATATTGATGATGATGGTACGATTACTTTTTCTGAACGATCGGTGTTTCCGACGTCTTGTGTTCTGAAGATGACAAAACTTCATTAGATGGTTTCTGCTCTTCAACCACTTCTTGACTCTCACCCTCAACAACATCAGCATCCAAAAGTGGTGCGTAATCTTCTAGTATTTGTTTCATTTTGGCTTCTAGCTGGTCCTCTGATAGTTCTTCTAGTTTGCCATGCTTTATTATTTTTCTGTCTATATATAACCCTGCTGCTTTGCCTCGGTTCGTTTCGGCATTTACTGCTGATGAGAAAGATCCTTTCTTCAAAGCCAACTGTTTAATTCTATCTAGTTCTGCAATGTGTCCTTCGTAAGACACTTCAAATTTTTTCATTCTCTCTTCTTTGAGTCCACCCACATATTGTACTACCAATGGTGATAGTCTTGGGTTTAATAATTCTGACCCTTCTTGTCTGCATCTCTTACTGCTATAGCCAGCTAGTTCAGCTGCCTCCGATTGAGACACAGGTCCATCTGGTCCACCGAATACTATAAACTCAGCAAATCTTTTTTGCATTTCTGTTAATCTTTTTGGAACACCCATCTTGACAATTTAAGGTAACTATCCTATATTGTCAATATGAAAGATGAAGATAAAACATACGAAAATGAAGTAGCAGTTGAACCTATGGATGTTGTAATTGGTAATTACAAAAAAGAATTATATGCAATGCAGCAATATAAATCTGAGGCTATCATGTTAGAGAATCAACTCAAAGGTACTAAAGCAATTATAGAAGATTTTGCTAAGGTGATTAAACAATTAAAAGAACATAATCTTACTCAAGCTAAAGAAATTGATAGACTTAATGAGTATGTTCAGATATTAGAAATGGAAAAGAAAAACTAATTAAATGTTAGTCCACGACTTACAAACTTTCCTGTCTAAGTTTACTGAAGGATCCAAAAAAGGATCTAATGGTAATGCTTTATCTCATGCAAAACTGTACGTTGAAAAAGACGGATATTTGGAAGAGATAAAAAGAATGGAAATACACGAGAGTAATATTGTAGGACAACCTGGTCACAGACTGGTTCTAAAAACTCAAAAAGAAAAGGTATTTAAGCTCGAAGATAGTCTCAAAAAAGACTATTAATGCGTGGCTTGGTTACTCTGAAAAACCTATGGGTCCAGAGGCAAAATTATACAAAAAAATTAAGTCTTCGTGGCCTGAATTTTCGTTCAATAGACTTGAGAATTCCAGCTTACTTGGCACTCCTGATCTATTGGTCTGTAATAATTCTGGGCACTTTTTCACTATAGAATTAAAAGTTACAAAAGGTAAAAAATTGAAGTTTAGTCCGCATCAAATTGCGTTCCATTATAAGCATCCACACAATACATTTATCCTAGCCCAGGCCCTTGGTCCGAGAGCCTTGAATACTTATTCAATGTACAAGGGATCACAAATCATGGAGCTTGACGCCTGCGGCTTGGAGCTTGAAGCTTGGCGCCTGGGGCTTGACGCTTGTAGCTTGGCGCTTTCCCAGCTTGGCGCCTGACGCTTGGAGCTTGGAGCTTCCAGCTTGAGGCCCGGATCAGGTGCACGCCCGGTCGAAGGCCGTCGCCCTATGCCACAGCTAATGACCTGATCCTTATTCTTGTATCCGATTG